TAAGCAATGCCAGGGAATCGTTTCGGTAATCATAAATTGAAGTTTCACATTCAATAAAATCACCATCCACGCTACCAATACGCTGCCACTCTATATCAACAGGAATGGCCCACAGTTTACGCAAACCGCCCCACAACACATTGAAGTTCTGCGCCAAAGCCTGACGTGCCACCACATAATCAATATTCAAAACTTGAGATGCGGTTTCACGTAAAGCTTTTCGTTTCTCAGTGCCATTATGTGAACTGTTGACGTAAGTTTGAAAACCTAGACTTTCAGACGATCCCACAAGCGTGCACTGGTCCAGTAAAACCAATTCACCAAAAAGTGTAGTTTGGATTTTCATGATACTCCTAGTGCACGCTTAAACTCTGACGGGTTTGCTTTAATTTGATTAAGGATAATCTGACCACCAGCACTACCGCGCATATAATTACCCACCAGATCATCTTGTTCAATTTGATTGATAATCGTAAGACCCTGCATGCCATTTGATGAAGATTGCTGCGGCTGACTTGCTAAATAGTTAGTCAAATCAGCATTCGTCCGACTATCAACAACACGTTCACCCTTATCCAGAAGCCATGTGCCTTCTTTCGGGATATTGTCGATACCGTCGTGGGCCATGCCTGCAATGGTTTGACCGGCGATTAGGCCGACTGATGCATAGCCCATACCGCGAACCAAAGTAGATGCTGGAATACCTAGAATTGGGCCAAGCTCTAGCGCTCTTGTTGCAGCCAACTCTGTGCTAATAATAGCCTGACCAATCGCAATTGCTTGCTGCATTAAGAACATGGCCTTATAGGCGCCTGACTGCTCTCCCGCACTGTCCTTGACCATTTGAGTCATAGATCCCCAAACGGTTCCAGCTTGCGAGAGAAGCATTCCATAGACCTCTAGTTTATCCTCATAATTTTGGACTTCTAAATCCTTGACTCTTTCATGATAATCAACATCAATGGCAGCCATTCCATCACGGTATTCTTGGTGCGCTTCCAGTAATGCATCGTAACGCTCGTCATCAGTCGAATAAGCATCACTGGTCATGATGTCCTGTTCGACTCTGACGCGCTCATTCCTCAAACCCAATTGAGAATTTGAGCGATCATTTTCTAGCGACCATCGATCATAGTCTTGCGGTGACATTGTGGCTTGAGCAAAGATTTCATCTGCACCATACGAAAGACCCTTAATACTGTCCCGCATAGTTTGCTGCACATTTTGAGCATGGAAACGAGCTTTTTGAAGTTCAAGCGCGTACTGCTCATCTAAGGCCTTGAGTTTTAATTCCTTGATTTCGTCATTGTATTTACCCGACTCATTTACAATAATTCGCTGAGTTTCATAGAAGTAATTAAGCTTCTGCTCTTCAGACCATTTGAAATCATTGATTTCCTCGGTGATTTGACGAAGATACATCTCCTCTTCAAATTCATATCGCGCTTTAGCCTTGGCTAGATATTGAGACTCTTGTGGCCCGAAATTGGCTTCTTGGATTTCAGTTACTTGGCGCTTATAGTCTTCAGCGAATTTTGCAAAGTCATCCAGATAATCATATGAAATTGAAGCACGCGCCTGCTCCTGCTGTTTTTTCAGGGCATCAGTTGCGGCATTTGTTGCATTAGCAGCTTGGTTTTGTTTTTTAATCCACTCATCAGAACCAGACGTAACACCTTGTTGATTTTTTATAAGTTCAGCCGCAGCTTTTGTTGCAGCTTCAGTTGCCCCACTGTACATTCTCTTAATTACAGCTAGTGAGTCATCTGCAATATCCCTATTATCTTGTAGAGCCATATTCGTTGCGCTGTCTGGTGCACGCATATTAATAGCGGTAAGAACTGCGGTTTTTGCCAGTTTGATACCGGGTAAATTATCAGCCCAAGTACCACCATCTGCGGATAAATCAATTATATTTTTTGCTTTTACCGTTTCTACAGCCAAGCCCGCTATTGCATTTGATAGCATTTTTACGGTGGCATGCACACCAATAGCGAATACGGCAACACCTTTAAATACATCACCAAGTGTTTCACCTGCCTCAGACATTAAGTTTGTTTCCATTGTTGCGCCAGACATCGCATCACCAACAGAAACAAGTGCAGGCATTAAGCCTTGAATGAATTGATTTTTTGCGCCCTTAACTTGCAAATCCAATAGCTTCATTTGAACTGTTAACTCACCAGCCTTAGCTATTGTTTCCTCACTCATTAGCCCGGCACGTTCTGCGGCATCCGCCCAAAACTCAAAGCCCTTGCCACCATCTTTTAAAAGCGGAATAAGATTGGTTGTATCAGATGCCATGCTTTCCAGATAGAAAGACATTTGTTGTTGTGTAACGCCTGCCTCTTCAAGTTTATCTACATAAAGTTGCAGCGCTTTGGGGCCGGAAAGATTCTGCATTTCAAGCGCCAACTTTCTTGCGGCTTCCGCTGAACCCTCTGTTTTAATCGCGATCTGCTCAAAGAAATCAACCGCACCACCAGAACCGATAGTGATGAACTCGCCTAGTTTTTCATTAAAATCTTTAAGCTGATCGGACAGCTTATCCATCGGAATACCAACAGTTTCCGCACCAGCTGCCATCTTTTGAAATTCTTGCGTATTGGCATTTGAAATTGAGGCAAAGGTTTGAATTTCACGCGCAGCATTGGCATATTCCTTTGCCATTGCAAATACACCGGCACCAACAGCAGCAGCACCTGCAATTGCCATGGGACCATAGGAATTAACATGCTTTCGCATATTCTCAAAGCTAGTTTTGGTTTGCTTTTCTGCGTCCTTAATTGGCCCAGTAAAGCCACCAATCTTGGCAATTAAATCTAAGGTAAGGGTTCCAAGTTTGGTGCTCATATAAACCTCTGGTCAATAAAAAACCCCGCTTTCGCGAGGTTTTAATGAATTAAAAAAACTACATCGTATTTAGTCAGCTAGTAAACTGGAGCAAATCTACCCTCTTCATTTAGTTCAAAACGACCAATTTCATGACCAACAACATCTGCCCCATAGCTGTTTTTGGCGACATACTCCATAAATATTTCTAGTTTATTGCCTTTTAAGGTAGCCATTGCTGTTTTTGGCACAAATGAATATTTATTTTTCAATCTTAATTTTATTTGAAAAGCTGTTAAATTAACTCTTGAGGATAACTCTTTTACTGTTAATTTTTTTTCCGGTTCGTTCTCAATTTTTGCATATACCGTAATTGGAACCGCCTTCTCATTTCCATCTTTAACATCTATAGTTAAAGTCTTTCCAGCAACCACAAATTCTTCATTAGTGGTATTTTGATTTTTTACCTTAACCCACGTGCCATTACTTTTTAGCTCAATTTTTTCACCCTTTGAGTTGGTAATAATTTCTGCATTAGCCAGAGGGGTAAGCATTAGACCAATCAAACTTCCAATTAATAACTTATTCATGTGAATACCCTTTTATAAGTAATCACAAGATACTAATTCCAGCACAAAAAAACCACTCCGAAGAGTGGTCTTGTTTTATTCAGGTATTAAATATAAATCGGGCAGGTCTTTCCAAAGCAACTAATATAAGCTTTAAAAACCTCTAGGCGCTTATACTTGTCCTCCAGCACGGTTTTAGCATAAACCTCACCATGCCCAATGCACGCCCTTTTCCACGCACCATCTGGTAATTTTAAAAGCCAGATATCTGCATGCGCTATAGATACCAAAGTATAGCCATCATGCACAGCCTCTAGCTCTACCATTGGATTTTCAACATCTAGGCGCTGCATAAATTCAATTTCTTCTTTAACAATATCTAGATCAAGAATCTGTTTTGCAGTGTCTAAATAATTGAGCGGTATATTTGAAAAATTTAATACTTTCATGGCTTTTTATTCATCTCCGCTAACATATAGCGCCCTACGCGCAGTGTATCTGTTCCATACAGCAAATCTAGTACACTATCAAAGCGTTTAGTGAATTCTGCAATGTTCATTGTTGGATAAAATCCCGGTGGCAGTGGCATTGCAGTCAATACACCATTACGAGCGCTCACATGCCATGAATCATATCGAGAATTATTGAACTCTTGACTGATCTGCTGGGCTACCTGAATAACCTCTTGCGGATAAGGCAGGGATTTAATCTCTTCTTTCTCAACCCTTTGCTTAACCTCCATTTCCAGCAGGTACTTAACTGCATCCTCAAAATGAATGGCCAGTAGCTCGTGATAAGAGTTAATCTTGAAGTGTCGGTTGTGTCGTGTCCAGACCTGTGCGCGTAAACCTTGATTACCATTCACCTTGTGGTCAACGATTTTGTGCAGTGTGTCTTTTTGCTCAGGCGAAATTACTTGGCGTGAATTGACTTTGGTTTGCATAACCATCGCATCATAAGCGCGAATCACCATCAAATGGAATTTTGCTGAAATCCACATTGCGTATGAGTAAACCAATTCTTTTACAACATATGTGCCCTGCTCTTTACCCCTGCCACGAACTATATTTACTGCTTTTTTGCATGATGCAGGATTTCCTGCATCATAATTTTCACCATCAATTACTGCTATCAACTCTTGGGTTTTTTCATTTTCAAGAAAGAAACCTGGCCGATCTTTTCTCAAATCTCCTCCAGCCTTATGAAGATCATTTAGACTATAACGGCCATCTTGGTCTTGGCGAATTGAGAAATCACCAACAACCAACGGTTGAGTATTTGGATTTACTAGATTTTGTGTTAAATTAGACATGTGTTTACATCCTTTGTGATGGCAACTGAACCTTGTTTTTGATTGGTAGTCTGGCAAGGTTTTTTTGTGCCTGTGGTTTTCATGCTTTCGCACTCTTTTGGTTTTGTTTAAGCCATTCTTCAACAATAGTATTCAACTGTGCTGTCAAAGAACGACGGTTTTCTGCTGCTGCCTTTTTCAGCCCATCTATATTTTCATGAGCCATTCGGACATTTAGCTGCTTGTCATGTCGTGTCATTTTTACTCCATTTAAAGTGTTTTGCTTTATAGCGTTTTAATTTATAGCAAAATACTTTATTGAAGTAAAGCGTTTTGCTATATATCATTAAAATAATTTCACACCTTACTGAACTGCTATGGCTCAAGAATATTCACAAGTAAACTTCAGAATACCTTCGAAGCTAAAAGAAGATATAGAAAAGGCAGCTTTCGCCAATAACCGTTCAATTACATCTGAACTTGTGTCTCGGCTTGAAGAAAGCTTTAAACACGATGCTGGAAGCATTGCGGACTACGAAAAAACAGTCCAAAAAATGCTCTTTAATGTAATGGCTAACTTACATAAAGAGGGTGTTCAAATAGAAGTTATAGATGAAGCTATAGACAAGGCTATTAATGACATTGACTGTGAGGATGAAAAGAAATCAAGCTAACCTGATTTCTTCTTAATAGCTTGCATGCGCTGCTCTTCAAAGGTTAGCTCCGGAATTGTTTCATGCGGCATAAAGATGCGAGCATCAACACGCTTGTCTTCTTCGACCTTGCCATTGAAATAAAGCGCGTATAGATTGCCAGCGCCCTGCTCTATACGTCGGCCCATGTTAAATGAGCCGTATTTATTGCGATATGCCTGCCAGACCCTTAGTTCTTTTGGGGTGATTTTCTTTTTGGCTTGCTCAATGGTTCTTCCGCCGATTCCGTTGAGGACGAGTTCACACCAGAGCTCGTGCTCTTCAACTTCAATTTGTTCTTTCCCAAAAAATCATTCACTTCATTCGAAGCATCATGAATCGCACCAATAATGGCTGGGTGAAGGTTTCCAACTTCTTCAATGGTAGAACACAATGGCTCCTTTGTATCCGCATTAAAGACCGTGAGCAAAACCCGGCGCTTCACAACATCAGCGACCGTGATTTTTTCAGGATCTTCACCTTTAAACATATTCGTCACTTCATCGTAACTTAATGCTTTAACCAAAATATCTGCTTCAAACTCCTCATCATTAATAATGAATTTCGAAGACTTTGGGGATAGGTCGGATAAGGCTGTGCTCGAGAGCGCAAGAAGTGCAGATGTATTTAATTTTTTCATGGTGTAGCCACCTTAAATACATCAAGTACTTCAGTCTGGCGCTTCATTGGCACGGTATGGTTTACCAAAGAATCAGCATCAAACACCGGGGAGCCTTTACGTAGAATTGCGCGGAAATATGACCATGTTCGAGTTGCTGGCATCAGCACCTCATCATCAACCCCAACTGTTGGAACACCTTCACCGTCAGACCAACCAACATACACACCAACTTCAGCGCGATCTGCCGCAAGCTCAAGTAATTTCATGTGTGAGAGGTTTTTAGGGTCGGTGTCAATTTGAATTGAACCCTCACCTGGTGTGGTTAAGCCCCAGTCCGATGTTGCTGTTTTTGTCTCTTCAAGACAGGTAGTGCTGATTTCAGTGGTGCTGTCATCACCAATTACAAAGGCTTTAACGCAGTCCATCTTTGTGAGTGTTGGAGTATCGCCATGTAAAATCCATACATGCGTACCCTGAGATAAAACACCTTTCTTCGCCATGAGTAGCTACTCCTCAATTTTAGGCATAAAAAAAGCCACCGAGTGGTGGCATTGGTTTTGGTTAGATTTAAAATCTGATCAAGATGATTGGAAGAATGGCAATGACGGCTGCAATTCACTTTCTAATTGCGCTATTTCATCATCAAGCGGATGCTTTTCTTGTTTCCACACATTCATATCTCTGGCTGAGCAACTAACTTGCTGCTTTCGACTATTGCGATAACCGACAATATGGTTATATCGCGCCCATTTAGATTGAAAGACTTGGGTTAATTGGCTTGCCATCCAGTTAAAGGCATCAATAAATTGCTCTTTTACTGCATCAGCCTTCTCACCATTAAAGCCCATCACCAGAAACATCCACCCATCTTTAGTCATTTGATAAAATTTTCTTGGCTTTCCGTTCTGTAACTTGTTGTTTTCAAAGCAAAGCGCAAAATTGCGCTCACGAAATTTCTGTGAGCACTTCATATTTTTAATGGCTCGAAGCACATCAGAGTGTCTTTTTTTGAATGCTTCCGCTACTGCATAACTGGTTGTCTTTGGTTCACCATTTTCATTTGAGACCATGGCGCGTAAATTTAATGTTGTCATCATATTCATGACTTCCTCCTAACCATATTCAAAAAAAAGAAACTGGCAGGCACGCTGAATATGGAAACGCGCTTTTCGAACCGTCGCTCTAGCCAGTGGTTTGCCTGAAAACAGGCATAAAAAAACCGCCCAATAAGGACGGTTTAATTAAGTGGTGAAGCTATCTATCCAAAAACCAATTCGAATCAAAACCGGTTCGATACATCTTGCTATCTGGGTCGCGCTCATTTCCTCGTAGGCCAGTCACAGTGCACGAATTATCAAGCTCAAAAGCTCTACGAACCGCTTCACGAATATTTCGCAGGTCATCCGCATTCGTTGTATAGATATCAACTTGGATCGTCACATGATCGATGTTTGCCGGGCAATCTAAATGATTTTGCGGAATACCAGAGATATCCTGCCAGACCAGGTACGGCGGCTTTGGTTTATCTGGGGCAAGGCCAAATTCAAATGCACGTAAAATCCCGCCAGATTCCAGATAAGACTTAACTTCATCACTCGCATTAAGTAATGAGAAAATAGGTGCTGTCATATAGCCTCACGTAATACTTTGGTGATTTCAGCATCAAATACCTGTACGAATTTATTAGTAACCTTATCGATATTTTGAGAAAGTGCTGGCCGCATAAATGGAGTTGCCGGAATTTTTGATGTTCCGAATTCTAGGAATCTCCAATAAGTTGTATTTCCGCCAGATAAACCAGCAAGTTTTTCACGATCAGAATACTTATTCATAGCAGCCCCACCACGAACACCTACCCGCATTCTGATTTCATTGGCATTCCGGGATTTACCACCTTGAACTACGATGTTTTTATGGATCTTCTCAGCTGTTGCTGGATCATCGATTGCCTTTGCATTGCTACGTGCAGCATCGCGAACAAGATTCATCGCTTGGCGCCCGGCTTTTCGTGCAATTTGCTTGGCTTTTTTAGGACTTGAAAGCTGCTTGAGTTTTTTATTCAGATCATCCAAGCCTTCAATATTTAACTCGACTGATGCCATGATGATTCACCTTCTGCAAGATTGAGCGTCAACCACTCAAGACCACTTTCATTATCTGGCACCGGATCACCGTCAATCTTCCAGTACTTATCCCGAAAATATAGACGCATGGTTGAATCAATCTGACTTG